TGATTTATTTCTTGAGTAGAAGAGTTTCCTGAATACAAGGTTGTCTGAAAATACTTTGACGGATCGGCAATGGTTGGGTTAGATAGGTTGGCGGCAGTCAATTCCTTAAAGTCTGTTGTTGGCGTACCGCTAAGTGGCGAAAAAGTAGCAGTAATTATGGTGCCGGAGGCATAAGGTGCACAACCAAAGTGAAGCGAATTATGTCCACTTAAACCAGTCGTCGCACTGTGGATGCTGGAACCGTCATCAAAAAATTCCAGCGTGTCGGTCGCGCTATCGTATTCCAACCGCATGAGTGAGTTGGCTGCGCCTGTTCCAAGGTCCGTGACCAGACTGCCATTTTTGACAATCTCTCCGGTTCCAAGGTTATAAAAATAACCGTAGTTATTTCCCGTCGTCGCGGTATGATTTCCGAGTTGATACAGACCGATATAGCCAAATGTGCCTGACGATTTTTGAAACTCGCAAACGTGCTTGCCGCCATCGTCTACGGCGAACGTAGACACCGCCCATTGGTAACTGTTGCCCGTTGCCGTTGCTACGAGACTGCCATCCGAAAGCCCTGCACCGGCCCAAAGAGGGTTCAAGGTCGATTGGTTATTAGTCGGGCTATCCGTAACCTGATCGTTTGCAGCTAGGCCACTGCTGGTAAAGTCGTTGCCGTTGCCACTACTGTCATTACCAAGGTCAGAACTATCTTCGCCTTTTATGTAAAATCCTTGATTTCCGTAAGACCCTCCATACTTCTTTGGAATCCATTGACCTGTATTACTATTATTTTCTCCAAAATCAGTTGGAGCAAGTTGCTGACCATCAATGAAATGTATTTCAGCCATATACCCATCAATGCATACCGGTGAAGAAGTTGCATTAAACGCATATGCGCCGATTGCCTGTGTCTTACCACTAGTAAGAGTAGCAACCGCCGTGTCTTGAGCAACGTAAGTTTCAGTCGCAAAATCTGAAACTTGTGATCCGTTTACATAAAGTTTAGTTCTGTTACTTTCTGTCGATTGAGTCGTATCCATTGAAAGAACAATGTGATACCAGCTTGCAGGATCACGGAAAACTTGATTGGTTTTGAGCTCGTACCACGAGCCGGTGTAGATAGCCAGATATAAAACGTCATTTGACCACCTGAAAATATCTCTAGAGACTGATGTATCACCCGGCGTAGCAGAGGAAAAAAGAGACCTTGCAGAAGTGTCGTTATAGAACGTGGTGGGCTTTATCCATGTGCTAAATGTAAATTTCTTTGTGCTTGTTGGCGTACCCACTGTGCGTAAAAGATAAGGGTCATCCCCGTTATTGAACCGAATTGACTGTTCAATTTCATATCCAGCAGTTACACCAGAAGCACCCAAAAGAAGATTGTTATTAAATACCATTTTATTTCACATCCAAACTAGCAACGGCTTGAACAGCAGTTGAAGTATATGCAATGTAATCAATTCTATCAACTGCAGAAGCACCTGTACTTAATGTAGGAGCAGTTCCTCCAACAAATTTCCAGTTACCTCCATAAGACAGTGTTCTACTGCCTGTTCCGTCTTGAATAATAAAAATACTACCTACTTGTCCAGCAACACAATTAGTCGGGCTTTCTAACGTTCTGTTACCTGCAAGCTGTACAGCAAAGTTTTGTCCATCATTAAAGCTTACTGCAATACTAGTTCCATCTGTGAGACTAACAACATCTGCTACAGCAGCTTTACCTATATGAAGTTCTTTTCCTAAAAGGCTGTCTACTCCAATAGCAACAGCACTTACATAAATATCAGTACCACTAACTATTCCTGTAAGAGTTCCACCAGAAAGAGGAAGATGATTACCAATACTTGTTGCCATTGTTGCAGAAAGCGTAGCTACCGTTGAAGAAGTAGCCACATTTTCGCCATCAACAGTTAACGTACCTGCATTTAAACTTGTTGCTGAAACTGTTGCAAAGTTAGGAGAACCACTAACTGCAACAGCTTTATCAGAAGGATAAGTAACAAAAACATCTTTAGTACCAGCAGAAAAATCAACTGCTGATCCACCATTAGATGATTGTAAAACGGTAGTACGAGCTAATGTAGTTCCACTAGCTGTATAAGTTCCAATACCTACTTCCCACTCAGGCGTTCCAGCATTTTGATGAACAGCCGCATAGTAAGTAGTATTTGCATTTCCGATAGCAGAAAAAGATTGAAAACCCGCAACGGCTCCCGCTAAAGTTAGAGTTCCGGTTCCAGTGGTAGTCGTAGTTTCTTTTACTCTATCTTTTAAAACAAGAGCCATAACAATTAATCCTTAATAATTAGTTAAGGCGAACAATAGCCGCTGCACTTGTAGCAGAAGGAATAGTTAGCTGGAATGTACCATTGGTGACTGTTTTATCTCCACCAAAATCGTAGACCGCAATAACTTTGTTACTATTTGTTTCATTGTAAAGAATAGCGCCACGAGCAGTAAAAGTAACACTTGTAAAGCTGACATCAGAAAAGTCTACAACACCAGATGAGCTTACATTTGAAACAGTGACATCGGTAACGGTAAGACCGCCAGTAATATAACCACTGTCTCCAGTTCCACCCGCTGTTCCAGAAATTTCACCACTGATGCTGGCAATCGTATCGGGACCACCATTTGAAGCACTTCCACTCGCAGACACAAGAGCAATGCGAAGAGTGTCCGAAGGAAGATTGTGCTGTTCCAGCATCACATCTTTTTTAAAAACAATATTAATACCAGACGTAATAGCCATTTTTATTAACTCCGTTAGGGATTCAAAATTACAGTATCGTCAGGCGTCCAAGTAGCATCTGAGGTTGTGCTAGTTGTAGCCATGACAGTATCAGGACGTGCATCCTTTAAAATTATTTCTTTTCTAATAACTGGAGACTTGTTTTGAGGATGGCTCTTTAAGTCATACGCTCCGTCAGACTCAGTCGGTCCAACAACAAATCCAGTAGATTCAATTATACGCTGTTCGTAAGGAAAACGAAAACCACTACGGTCACATATAAACCAAGCTTTCGGCATTTAAATCGTCCTTAAACGTGGAACGGCTCTAAAAGAAACACGCTCTCTATCTTCTTCCATTGCTTGTAAAAGTTGTTCTTCATAATGATTTTTAAGTATCTGGCTGCGTTGAGCACTGATACCGGGACGCTTCAAAGAAAGGTAATAAGCAAGACCACTTACCAAGCAAGGAAGAAAACGATAAGGAACGTCCGCATTATCTGAAGAATTATTAAAGTCATTTGTACGATTAACCGTCCACATACGAACAATATCTGTACTGTTCTCAGGAGTAGGCCACACATAAATATCAACATTGTCTCGCTGACGATGAGTAGCAAACTGTATGGGACGACCTGTCGTTGTTTTATCAGGAATTTTGAGATACTCTTCCATAGAAATACGATCCATTTCTATGTCTTGATTATCTCTTCGAATGATTGCTTCAGTAACTGCTACTACATCTTCTGCTAAAGAATAGCTAGCAGTACCATCAGTCATAGTTTGATTTGTAAAACCTGTCTTCCAAAGAAGAATGCCGCGATTAGACCAATCAGTAAGTAAAAGATTTAAAGAGCGACGAGCAGTTCTGCTATCCTGACCTGTGTTAGCCGGACCTCCTAAATGCTCAAAGGCATCTTGAATAATCTCATCTATATCAAGATTAAAGTCTGTTGTAGTAGAAACCGACATGTTAACATCTCCAACGCTTACGTGCTTGACGTAAACGACTATTAGGATTTTTAGCAGCTTTAGGAAACTTTTTCATTTGTCCTGCTGATCTTGCACAATAAGACTTACGCCTTGCTGAACGTGCTTTAGAAGGTTTCTTTTCAGTTACGGCTGTTTTAAGTTTAGAACCGGGATTCTGTCTACGATACTTAGCAACACCTTTCTTGGTCATTCCTGCACCAGACTTAGTGGGACGTTTATCGCCACTCTTGATGCTCATGCCCTTCATGCCTTTGCCGGTACGTTTTTTTACAGCCATCATTTAACCTTTCTATATTTTCTTACCTTCTTTGCAATTTTCTTAGGCTGCTTAGAAACTTGTTTTCCCTTCTTAGTAGCTTTACGCTTTGCACGAGTTGTAGCAGCGTATTCTTTGCTATTAAGAGATTTGATTGCTTTTTCTGGTAAGTATCTTTCACCTGTAGCTTTTGGACCTTGAGTAGAAGGTTTACCAGACTTGGTACGCCATTTCTGTTTTGTCCAAGCAGTTAGACTGCGCTGTGACTTTTTTTTAGCCACTTTATTTTCCAGTAATAGCTTTAATCACTGCTTTGCAACGTGCAATAATACATTTGCAAATACGAATAACTAAATGCACAAGGCAAAATTTACATTCGCATTTCATGATTTGTAGCCTCCTCCAGCTTCTTTGTAACGTTTCGCTAGCATTTGAGCTTTCCGAGCACTCCACTGTCCCGGCTTTCCGCCCTTTCCACCAGCCTTGATAGCATTAAACATGCGCTTTCGCATTTCTGGTTTCGTATAATTACCAGCTTCGTTTACACGCGACTTTGGTTTTTTAGTTGCTCCACCTGTAGCTTTTTTAACTACTGGCTTTTTCTTAGCTGGTTTCTTTTTAGATTTACCTGCAGTACTCAAAGCAATAGCTACCGCCTGTTTTTGAGGACGGCCCTCTTTTCTAAGTTTACGTATGTTTTTGGATACCTTCTTTTTAGACTTACCTTTTGCTAAAGGCATTATTTTAACCTACTACTATTGTAGCATAAACACTCGTTGCAACAGAGACGTGTGTAGTTGAGTACACATAAATAGCAGTAACATTAGTAGACATAATTTTTCCTTTACTTTACTTTATAGTAAAAAGGGAGCGCCAACAAAAGCTAACGCTCCCCTCTAATACTAAACTACTTGTCAGTTATCAGGAAGAACCTGCGTTACCAACCCAGTTACGCCAATCTGACCAGCCGAAGCTGTACCGTTCACGAGCTTTGAAGCGAAGGTTTCCGGTATCGAAATCCGGTTCCATTTTCGTAGCCAGCGGAGCACGAGTAAACATTTTCGTGCCATTCGGAACGTCAGTTTTAACAAACCAAGCATTCGTATCAGTGAAGCGATGGTTAACAAAGCAACCATCCGGCATCACACCCATCGAACGAACCGCGTTAACGTCGTTTCGATTCGTGATACCATCCGAGCCGTGCGTAGCCGTCCGAGTGCTCAGATCAGAGTAGAGAACTTTCTCTGCCGTGAACTGAAGGTCCGGCGGAACATGCAGCGAACGCGGCATAGCACCAATAAGAATATCACGGTCGTCTTTCAGCTTCTGAATCGTGATAACTGCCGTTTCAAGCGAAGCTTCCGAAAGATCAGCACCCGTCAGGTTATTGTCCTGACTGGAGCCGCCAACGGTTGGATGAGAATCCGAGAACAACGCAACACCGTCACCACCAGCATAATTAGCATCGAATCCGTTGTTAAACACATTCGCCGCTTTAACCTGCTTGGTAGAAGCCATAGCACGAGCAAGCGCACGAGCACGAATTTTAGCAAACGTGTCGTACAGGTTGTCTTCCATAGCTTCTTCAGTGACAGCAAACGCAAGAGCAATCGTCTCATGCGTATACCGCGAAGTCCAGCTTTCCTGAGCCGTATCATATTCAACAGCCGCACCTTCGGCCTTCACAGGAGCTTCACCGAAAGCAGTCATCAAGACTTCTTCTTCAAACGCCCGATCAGAGTTTTCCGTCTCATAAAGAGGAGCATGCTCATCTTCAATCGAGTTGTACTCAATGCCAAAAATAGCATTAAGGCCGGGAAGAAGCTGTTTGGAAATATTTGAGCGATTAATAGCCATTTTTCCTACTTCCCTTAGTTAACCGAGAGATAAGCGTCAATGTGCTGAACGATCCGAACTAAAACCTTCGGATTTGCATCACCTAACTCATTACCCGGAATGTCATACGAACCGACGACACGAACCATCTGAGCGATAGTAGTGTCACGGGTAGCAACCTTGATACCCATGCCCGAACGACCAGTTAAAGTACTACCCGAACCAAGCGTAACCGCAAAGTTCGCGCTTTCCACATCACCAAGCGAGACAGTCGCGTCAGCTTGCATAACATAAATAGCAGACGGATCATCAACAACAAAGGCATGAGGAGTTGCATCAGCCGACGAAGTAGACGCCGGCCAATACTTACCATATACCGGACGCTTGGAAACGGGATCAACATATTCACAACCCATGAAAACACCCTGTGCAATATCAGTGGTCGTGGCAATGGGCTGAATAGTACCTGCACTTACCTTAACGATATCTCCCGTAAAGATGTCAGACGCAAAAGTATTAGCAATACGATATCGATTCTGACCACCCGAATTGGGTGAGCTACCGCGCATACGTGCAGGAACAGCCCCATTTAGAGCTTTAGAAAGAGCCATAGCACTTTCCTCCTAACATATTAGAGTTAAAAATTAGATCAACCATCAAAACGAGCGGATCGACCCGTGCTAACTTTGGATTTACTTGAATCGGTAACGGGAGCACGACGATCAGGACGATCATTACGCAGACGAGAATTTACTGCTTCTTCTAACTGTGCTGTACGCTTTCGAACTGCAAGGCGACGTGCCTCTGCATATTCTAAAGGTTGTTTAGCAAGAGCTACGTCACCACGAACAATACAGCCAGCTAATGATCCTGACTCCATAACACGAAAGCCACTAGCCATTTCAGGACATTCATCAGCCATCACAAATTCCCAGCCTTCACGCTGTTTGCGACCTATGTTCTGATGGTCATCCTGACCTCTAAGCATAATGCGTATCCACATCAGCCCGAAGCCCTGTCCTTCAAAATCGTCTTTTACGCTTTGCGGAATTGCAAGCCAATCGTCGTTTTCAAAGATTTCCATAGCTTCACGAGAAACGTTAATACGTTCTTTGCCAGTACGCTTTGTTTTCTTTAACGTCTTCTTTTCTTCGTTCACTTCGTTTTCAAGTTCAATCTGAGTCATAATTTATCTCCGCGCTTTAAAGAACTGCAGTATATTCGCCATCCGCTTTATCAGCTTTGGCTTTTTCGGCAGCATATCGTTCAAGAGGTATATTCCATTTTTTAGCTAAACGCACGTCTTCTTGACTGAGTTTAACCTTTTTTGGAGCAGGTGTGCGCGATTGCCCTGCGACCACTTGCTTCGGCCTTGACGTTTTGACCGACGACGAAACTTCTTCCTCAACATCCTCTTCTATCTGAGTATTATTCTGAGTAGAAAACTTGTGAGGTAATTCACTTTTCAGACGGCGATCTACTTCACGATAATAATCTTCTGAAGAAGGATCATAACCGTTCTGTTTTAGTTCACTGTCAATAGCCAAAGCTACTGCAGTAGCCGTCTGATCTTGCCCAAACCAAGGATTACGCGCTGCCCAATCTCTCGCTTTAGGATCGTAATTTTCATAACCAGCATCGTTCTGTTGAGATTCTACAGACTGACGACGCTCTTCTTCTTGAGCAGCCATCCACTGTTTACGCTGATTCAGTAATTTAATTTCTGTCTGAGCATCAGAAATTTCTTCTTGTGCTTTAAGAAGATTGTCCTGATCACCATTATTATAAGCTTGTTTAAAAGTAGAACGAGCACTTTCAAGCTTCTGCTGAAGTTGCTGTTCAGTTGCTGTTACTAACTGCTCTTGGCTAGAATACTGCTCTTGTTGTGCTTTCTGTTGAAAAGCTTTTAGTTCAGCTAATTCTTTTTTCATGGCATCAATAGCTTCGTCACGCTCTTTGCGCTGACCAACTAGCTGACGAATACGCTTCTGCGCCCCATCAGTTTCGATGCCTTCTAATTCAGGAACACTTTCTTCTTGTTCTTCTTTTGAAGACGGTTCCTCTTTTTCTTTGATAACTTCAGTTTCAACAGTAGCCTCTATTTTAGGTTCAGGCTCTTCTGTCTTCACATCCGCATCTAGTTCAAAATCTACTTTATTCTGATCCTGACCTTCTTCATAAGAACTAAGGTCAAGTTCATTCCAATCATTTTCATTCTCAGACATTTTTACTTTCCCGCAGTAGCGAAATCTACGTTAACGCTAGTATTAAACAGTTAGATCATGCATGGGATCAACGTCACTTGGATCATCGATACTCATCATAATCTGATCATCGTACAAAAGAATATATCGAATACCTTTATATACAAACTTCTGTCCACTGTGTTTAGTATAACACACAAAGTCACCCTCACAACACCACGGTCCCTTGGGAAACTTATCAACATCCATATAAGCAGTATCTCCTACTTTAACTACTTTGCCAACAGTAGTGAGATACTTCATGTCTTCTTTAAACTTATCAGGCAGCAAAATACCACCTTTAGTTTCGCTACGAATAGCAAGAGGTCGAACTAGAATATGATAACCCGGAATCTCAGGAAGAACATCAGGGTCTTCTACTTCTGAGTTGGTAATCCAATCGTCATTCATAATGGAACGTCCCATTTGAGGTTGAAAAGTCACAGGTAACTCCGTTAGATTTAAAAGTCGTCGTCGTCTTCGTTCATCTCATTCAGAACATTAGACACGTAATTATCTAACAATTTAACTGCTTGTGTCAACCCCTCATGTATTCCAGTTACAAAACGGTATTCTTCAAAGGATTCGCAATTACCGTAAGCCAGTTGTTCTTTTATTTTTTCCTGTTCTTCAGCAAATATTTTTTTAACTTCATCAAACTCTGGAAACATTGTTTAAATTTTCTTCACACCATTAGTAAAAAAAGATTGCTTCTTTAGCCTTTTCGGTACTTTTTTATAGTTAGTGTGTCGTTTCTTTTTTATCTTTTTAAATTCAATCTTATTAGATTTCTGATGTTTTTTAAAAGCCATCTCACTCTACTTAACTAAAGAACACATCACGTTCTGCCGCACGGCGTCGAACCAATCCAGCAAGTTTTTCACCGCCAGCTTTTACAAATCCTTTGTCTTCATCAAAGAACTCTTCAGCCGCTCCTTCAACGTCACCCTGATTAAGTTTCTTCAAACCCTGACTACGAGCAATAGCACCTATGCCTACATTGTAAGCTAACGATTTAAGAGCTTCTTTCTGACCGGGAGTAACTTTTACCTTCAGCAGTTTATCAAGTTCTTTATCAAGATTATCTAAATCTTCTTGAGCAAGAGCCGAAGCTTCTTCTTCAGTTATCTCATCTGGAATAGCACGGCCAGATGTAGCGGCAGTACCATAGCCTACAGTACGAACACCAACTGAGTCGTCATAAGCCTTTTCTTCAAAACCCTCAAATTCTTTTACAAGGTCTAAAGAACTTTTATCCATTTTATCTCTTTCACTAATAGTTGGTTGACGTGAAGGCGTTCTAAAACTTTTTGCTTCACGAGCATCTGTGCCATATTCGTCAACAAGTTTTAAATCGTCCTGTATTCTTGGAACATCAGAAAGTTCATCCAAAGAAGAACCTTGTTTATCACGCTCTTGTTCATATCTGCCCTGAGCAAAATCACCTAGAATATCTAACTTCATACGCTCTTCAGGAGAAAGTGGCGTAAAAGTAGATGTTTCTGTTTTTCCTAAAGACACTTTTGTATCTTCAAGCTCTTCACTTGGACGAATAGCAATACGCAAATCTTCTTCAGCTTCAGGCATGATAAGAGGAATCAACTCAGAAGCGCCTAGTTCTGATAGTACTTCTTTTGCTTGATCACCTACAATATTATCTTCCTGTTGATTGCGTATCTCTTGTAGCACGGCAGTAAGAGGTATTCCAGTTTGCTCTGCAATTTCTCTAATTTTATCTCCTGCTGGATAACGATCTGCTCTTGGAATATTAATTGGAGCACTATCGTCCATGCCTTCTTCGTAAGTAGCCATTGCTTCTTCAGAAGTATCAACAGTCAGTCTTCCTAGAAGAGTATCAATTTCACGAACACCCTGCGAGTAGTCATCTACTGTGCCGCCTTGAGCTAGATTTTGAGTTCTCGCTTCACGCTCTTTCATAAACAGTTCGCGCTCTTTAAGCATCGCATGAACAGCTTCAATAGCTAGTTTTGTTTCTTGATCTCGTATACTGGTTTCTCGCTTCATCTGCATGTTGCCAGCATCTTTGAGAGCACGAATACGACGATCAACTTCTCTGTCTTCTTTATCACTGATTTTAGAAGCAGCACGTAACTGAACTTCCTGCTGCTTAATAGCAAGCTCACGATTTTTAAGAGAAAGCTCTGCCGCATCTTTCGTAGCTTCAATCTGCATACCTTCGCGTTTAATGTCAAGAGACATACGCTCAAGTTCCATGCTTTGCTGTTCAAGAGTTTGAACACTATTAGCACCGCCCTGATTGGCCTGTAGAACCTGTTGAGCCGCTGCAGTAGTAAGCTCACCCATAATCTCAGGAGTAATCTCAGTATTAGTCTGCTGAAGCTGTTCCGCACCCATATCAACAAGACCACCCATCTGTTCTGCATACTGAAGAACCATATGCTCACGAATGTTAGCCTGTAGCACGGGAACAACAGTCTGCATCATCGGATTTTGACCGAGTGTCGGGTCTTGAATGAAAGCAGACTTTACTGCAATGTGAGATGCATGATCCTGTTCTGGAAATGCTTTAATGGGCTTGCCCTGAGATGCAGCCTGAATATCCGTAATAGGATCGGCTGGCTGCGGTTGCATCGGGGCTGGCATGTACCGCTCTGGATTCTGAATGTTTGAAGCAGACAGAATACCTAGATGAACCTGTCGTAAATCGTACATTCCGGGCGGCGCTTGACTCGCCAACTGTAGCACCATTTGTGCCATAGCCAAGCGATGAGCAGCGGAGGGAATGTTAGGATCAGAAACAGGAATAACATCAACCCTGCCATCAAAATCAGACTTAAAAATACTGGAGTCAATATTAGGAATTTGATATGGGTATACATCAGGCAGAAACTCAAAGTTTAAACGTGAAAGAATATTAAACTCTTCACGCTGGCTATGATGTAGCCTTTTGTGTACAGCACTGAAGAACTTGGCACCTGCCTCTAGCAGAGCCATAGTCGTTCCTACTGGACCGTAGTTCGTGGCATCAGCAACAATCTGATCAGTCGTGTCTGCAAACTTTTGACCTGCAGACGTAAGAAAGCCCAGCATCTGAAACAGAACCTGTGATGGTTCTTTGTAAGGCAAAGGCACAATAGACTTTTGAAGGTCCATGCCTGTGGCTTCGACTTCACGAAACTCACCGGGAGAGATAGGATCGTTGCCACCCACAACACGAACGCCACGAGCCTTGAATCCACCGGGAAGATTAGAGAACTGACCCGCATCTACAAGACTACGAAGCGCAGCCGTTGCAGACATTGTAAGATTGCCCAGTAGATGAATAAGGCCAAGGCCATAGAATCCAAAACCCGGAACAAACTTGTAGTGCGCGAAATAAGTTTCACGTTCGCGCCTTACATCATCTTTATTAAAATTACGTCGTATAGCTAGAACTTGTCCGCTACTCTCTTCTACAGTGACGATGTAAGGATACGCTACGCCGTCAGGATCGTTGAACGGTTCTGGAAGATTAAGATAGCAGTGCTGTTCAAGAACAACATATTGCTGATCATAATCTTGAGAAGGTGCAAGACCCATCAGTGAGTCGATCTTCTGACCAAGCATAGACGGGTCAGGTGCCGAAGCTTGAGGAAGATCAATGTCTCGATACATGCCCACCGAAATTTCTTTTCGCAGTTCGTTGGGTGATCTATAAATTACATGTGTGTAACGGTCTGCCCTTTTCAAATCGGGAGCATGATAAGACACGTAAAATTGGTCTACGGGAACAAACTCAGAACAGGGACGTTCTATGCTTGGATCGTAGTAAATCTTTTTAAACGCAGAACCTACAAGCGGTAGGTGAAACAACATACGTTCAAATTCATCGAAGTACTCGCTGATCTGATCCGTAAGCTGATAGTTCATGAACTGTTGTACACGAGTTGCCTGTGCTTCCTTTTGAGGATCGGCAGAGCCAACTATCTGTGTACGTACTGGCCCACCCGGAGGAAACAGTTCAATAGATGCTTTACTTTGAAACTTGATTGCTGATTCAATAATCAACGGAGAAACTGCAGTGCAAGCGCCTTCGAAAGGTTCAGTAGTTTCCTGCAGCTTCAAGCCAAGCAGATCGAATCCACGTTCAAAAGTGCTTTCCCACTCTCCACGCGAATCACGATCTGCTTCAAACTGTTCGCAAACCATGCTGCCAATTTCTTGCAGATCATTATCATCAAGATATTCTGCAAGGTTGGCATAGTGATCTTCTTCAACAAGAGCAAGTGCGGCCATATCCTCACTTAGCTCTACGCCTTCTAGTTCACCGTCTTCTATTTCAATGTCTATTTCAAGATCAGCGCCATCATCGCTGATACTATCATCTAAGCCACCGGGAAGAACTTCAAATGGATTGCGTTCTACAGCCATTTTATTTCTTTCTACTTTCGATTATAACGAGCTTTACCGTAGCCCATAGGAACTTTACCACCTGCAGCCATACGAGCACCACCAGTTCCCGTATTTTTTGACATAGCAGCAAGTTCTTTTTCTAATTGTTTTATTTCTTCTTCTTTATCTTTGTCGCCTTGCATTCCTTTATAGATCATGCCGGGAAGCATACCTACAGCAAAGCCCTTCATATCATCGGGAAGCCTGCCTGCAACCGCTGGAATTACTCCCATAAAATCTGTTTTTTTAATTCCCATAGCTATTATCCTTTACGAGCTTTACCGTAGCCTTGTCCTGTAGGACGACCGCATACTGCACCGCCGTGAGCCATGCCGATATCTTTATAGTCAAAAGCATTCTTTTCTTTTTTCTTCTTGCCTTTGCCTTTAAGCTTTTTAATATTACGTTCAAGCTGAAGCATCTCATTGCCTTGTTTTGCCTGACGTTCCATAAACCGACGCTCTTCTTCAGGAGTCATAGCAGTACTGGAGCTAAACATTTCTCGCATGTCAGCCATAATATATTTCCTTATTTTAAATTAATTTATCACTGTAAGTAGCTTTACCGAAACCGCGTTGTGCTTTTCCTACACCCCGTGCTGCACCGCCGTGAGCCATTTGTTTTATTTCTTCTTCACCGACATGTACATGTTCGTAATAGTCAAAAGCATTCTTTTCTTTAATAGCTTGATCGATAGCTTCATCTGCAATCCGTTGTTCCATCTCATAACCAGCCATGCCCTTATCGCCATATTTATTCTTTGCTTGCTGTTTTCTTCGGGCTGCTTCTCTATTACTCATTGATCGCAGACCTCTGGAGCTTCTTGGTCTTTTTGGACCTTCAGATAAACCTTTACTTGACATTTTCTTAGCTTTAGCAAATTTCTTTTTGTCAGCCATGTGACACTTCCTTTATTTAATTAATTAGAACTCGCAAAACTCCAATATCCTTTTCTTGGAGATCGATATACATCTTCATCTTCTTCGAAGTCAGGATCATTTGGGTGTTCTACTTTCCAACTGTCCCTCATATATAGCACAGCCATTACCATCGCATCAACCTGATCATCGTGGCGGCTATGTGGAAAACTTGAAGCTTCTTCCAGCAAAGTCATAGACCAGCTTTTCATAAGCGGTAGCCAAACGCGACCTGCCTCAAGAAAAGGAGTTATCGCATTCGCTCTACTTACTTTATCACGATCTGGTGTATATTCCAAAACAGGAAGACCCGCTCTGCGTAAATCCTGTATCAGAGACTGACCGCTAGCTTTCTTTTCTATCATGATAACATCTGGCTGATGTTTATCATATTCATCTTGAGCACGAGCACGTAGCTCTGGATACTCAAATCTGTCTCGCACATTACCAAGAAGAATAATATGTGGAACCCACATCTCTACACCACGACTGTCTGTCTCCAGTGTTTCAAATATTCCCCATGTCTGCATCACAGAGTAGTCAGCCGTTGTCTTTGTAGAAAAGGCTGTATCAAAAGTCTGAACAATAAAGTCACATGGTGGAGGTGACTCTTCGTTCCAACTGCGAAACCATTCACGCTTCATGATTCCGCCTTCAGCCGGAACCGGATTCTGCATGTACAACGATTCCCAATAACGAGAACCGTTATGTCTTTTTATTTCTGTTTCATCTGCTTTTAATACGTTATCAGGCTTCCATTCTGGAAAGTAAGATGATCCTACTGGAAGATTTAAAAGCTTTGATGCGTTTTCATCCAGCCACGCTGGTATCTTGATAACTTCCCACGGATCAAGATTAGTATCGTTATTGTCTGCTTTTTCTTCTGCAGCCAGAAGCCAGCCACATATATCATCTTCATGATAACGAGTATTAATGATAACAACTGCACCATTGGGCATTAAACGAGTGCGTAGACCTGCAGGATACCACTCCTTAATATATCTACGACCCGCCTCACTAAATGCATCTTCTTCCGACATAACGTCATCAAGCAGTGCAACGTGTGCGCCACGTCCAGCAATCTGTGTTCTTACACCCGCTGCTACATATACACCATTCTGATTGGTCTGCCACTTACCTGCTGCACGTACGTCAGAGCGCAGCGTAACTTCTGGAAATATTAGTTTAAATATTTCAGAATTAACCACATCTCGAACAGAACGGCCAAAATCACTAGCAAGCTGGTCAGAATGAGAGACTGAAAGTATTTCATGATTAGAGTGTCTGCCTATGTACCATGCAGGAAAAAGCTTAGAACAAATAACAGATTTACTGGAACGTGGTGGTAGAAACACCATCAGTCTTTTAACTGATCCTTCTTCTACCTGTTGAAGCTTGTTACATATTAATTCAATGTGCCGACCCATCTTAAAGTCAGCAACTAGCTGCGGTGCAACAAGACGAACAAAAGTAAGAAAGTCATTACGAGCATTGCCTACAACAAGCTCAAACATTGCATCTCTTGCTTGAATCTGATCAGCGGATGCTAGCACTACTGTACTTTGTGATTAGAGCGTTGAAGCAATTCTTTTTCGTAAAGAGTGTTAAACAGATCAAACAAACCTACCGCTATGTTAGCAGCCTTGTCTCTTGTTTCATTCATCTCAGGATCAGGATTTCTAAACGAAGGATGACTGCAAATCTGACAGTGCCAAATCTCTATCATGTACTGAACACGATCCATAGCCTGTTTGTGTCCAAACGTGCCTACTGAGTGCTCACCCGGAGAATACTCTAATCTTCCTGAAAAAGAACTGGTGGTGTTATAAGGATTATCATCATCAAGAGGATTTATTCTTATAAAATCTTTAAACTCTTCTACATTCATATCAGAGCAGCCTACTCTTCTTTTCCACCTGATATAACCTTTAACCCAGCTATCTCTGCTAATTTTGCTATATCCTTTTCAACTGCATCTTTGTCTGTGTCGTTAGAAAAGGAAGACATTTTAATTTTACTTTCAGTACGATCCACAAACATACCAAGATGTTTTGCAACTGCTTCTATACTTCTATTAGCGTTCGTATAGTCACCATTATCCAGTGCATGTTTATACACTTCATCTAATCGATGCAGAACGTGATCAGCCGACCAAGCCATACGATCAATAGCTTCATCTCTCAAATCATTGATACGCTGCTTAATCTTTTCTTGTGCAAACACACGAGAAGCTCTCTGCCTGTTTTCTCCATCAGTGTCTGCAAGAGCATAACCCGCTGCCTTGTAAGCCGTAAGCGTGTCACCCGTAGCAAGATACTCCATACAGAACTTTTCCTGCTTCGGTGACATTCCCGCCATGAACTCACCCTTTTTAAACTTGCGTCCTTTTTCAGGCCTTTCGAGCATTTCCTTTTCCTCTGAAGACAAAGAATTATCTTTCATTTTCTTATTATAAGCACGAACTTCTTTTTGAGCAAGACGTACATTCTGTCTTCTCTTATATTCTTTTCTCATTTCAGCTAGATCACGTCCTGCATAGTTTGTTGCGCGTTGAGACGCTAGAAGACAAATCTTATCTTTTAATTCTTTATCAGATAGTCTTCCATACAGAACATGTGGAGGAGATTGAGTCATATGTACATATTAGATTCATTAGATTCAGGTTGAATAGATTTAAGAAATAAAAAGAAAAATAAAATCAGATTCAATATTAATCTATATTAATCTAAGCTGCTTCAAATCAAATACAAGATTAGAATATCATATTTTTAAAATTTACGCAACTGTGGCAAATATGCAACAGGTTTCTTACCGGTCCCACAGTGGGGAAGCAGATAGATACAGTATGTACGTTTAAGTGCGATATAGGTATCCTGATTTTAAAACAAGGGGGCCATTTTGAAATGCTGGTCATTTTGGGTGGGTGGGTTTTCTCTCTGATAAAAACAGTGGCAGTTTTTTCTGCCCCCAGTTCCCCTTTCCTCCTCATGTCATTTTCTTCTATACAATTCCTCTAAAGATGTTACATTAATAATTGCCAAGCGGGGAAGGGGGCTACCCTTTCGGTTCAGAAGGCTTAAAACCGCAAGCCCGGAGCTAAACACGATCCTCCCGGTGAACGACAAAAAAAGATTGTGTATCATTTTCCATACGGAGAAAGAAGATGAAAACAGTATTCGCAGTACTTATGGTTTTGAGCGGGTTTCTTATTGTGCACGTCATGCACTTGTATAATCCTGATGATCTACCGGGATACGTTGGCTACGCAGTAGGAGCCGTGCTGTCAATCATGGGCATATTTGCTTCGATGGTAGGTGCTCTGTTACTCAGCAATAGAATAACGATAATCATCGGGAGAACAAGTAAATCCAAAGTTAGCACGGGTCGATCCGCTCGTTTTGATGGTTGTTCTAATTTTTAACTCTAAACTGAAGATAGGGGGAGGAGCTTCGGCTCCTCTCTCTTTTTTTCTTTTATGCGTATGTGAATGCACCGACCAACAGTTTCTGTGGTGGTAGTAGATGCCGACACGCCAAAATAAAACAGCAGCGGCGGAAGGGGTCAGGATCAACTGATCCCAACCCCAGCCCTACTTTTTACTTGACAACGTTCATGTTGATCTTGACCGTTCCCAGTTCGGGCGCGCCGTCCACGGTGGACATCACGAATCCGTTGGTGCTGGCGACCACCTTCGTCTTGCCAGACTTGGAATCCGGCAGCGCGGCGAGATCGTTTGCCTTAACGCGGATAACGAGATCACCAGACTTCTTATCGAACTTCAACATAACTTTTTCCTTATATTTAAGAACGTTGACCGGACCACCCGATCAACTGCAACCACCATAGCACACTGCGGCTGGGCGTCAAGAAAAAAATGCAATCCACGCGGAATAATGCACAGGCACACGCCCAGACACGCACCAGACACCGACACCTGTTGTGGCATCGGAGGTCCGTTAGATGCCGACACGCTGAAAAGTTAGAGACGGCAGAAGAGGACAGGATCAACTGATCCCATCCTCTTCCTAGCTGTTTCTATTTCACAGCGTTGAGATTGATTTTAACAACTCCCAGTTCAGGCGCTCCGTCGATGGTGGTCTGAACAAAACCATTGGTACTGGCGACGACATGCGTCTTCCCAGATTTCGATAAAGGCAAATCAGTCAGATCATTGGCCTTCAGTCTGATAACCAGATCGCCAGTTTTTTTGTCAAATTTAATCATAATTTCTTCCTTCTCTTTGTGAGTGTTGGCCGAACCGCTCGACCAACTGCACCCATACTAGCAGCTTTCGCTGCCCAGTCAAGTTTTATTTGTCTTCATGGCAGCTTCAGGTGAACCGTCCACCAGACACCGACGCATGAGATAGCGTTAGCCGTGCGTTAGACGCCGACACGCTGAGATTGGTGCAAAATAGTTCTTGACTGTGACATTTTTGCAACAGATTACAATGAAAAATAATGCTTGACAGTTGTATTTATGCAACATTCCCCCAGAAGTCCTCTATATGATGCAGTTTTCTCTCTGAGAAATTTGTTTTTATTCTGTCGTCAACCCCTCACTATTCCCCCAAATATCCCTCATACATTCTTATGATGAGACAATTTCAATTCTAATATTTTCATTTGAAAAGAAATAGATATCTCCTTCATTCAATAAACAGCTTCTCCTAGCTCAGGGCGCTGCGGCATTGTGTCGCACCCTGCAAGTTTCGAATTGACAAGTTCGCCTTGCCGGTGCAGAATACTCACCGTTCGCTACTCAATTTAATTCTTATGTTAAGGAGAAGACAAATGAAGACATACGAAATATCTGTTTACAGAACTATTCAACAGTCATCAACAGTCACTGTTAATACGGACCATGATCCGAATGATGTTGTCTTTATGGAAAGACTTGCAGAAGACGAAGCAGCACATCTTCCTGATTATGATTGGATAGATGGACCGATTGATCATATTGAGTTCTTTTGGAAATCCTAATCGGAGAAAGACAAATGATGTTACTTACTGGATACAAGTCGAAGAAAGAACTGAAAGAGAATATTGGAAAGCCCTTGTCTTACCAAGAAACATCTCTTTTCGGTCCTGAATATCTGTCTACTGGCAAGTTTGTAGCAGCACATAGACCCCTTGTTACAGGTCTTCCCGGCAGAGAGTTCTTTGCTGAAATCACGATGAAGAATGATCTTATTGAAGGAGTGAAATAAGATGGACAATCTATGCCTTCACCACGTTGAAGAAGTTTTTGTGTCTCAGAAAGACTTCAGTGATTTTCGAACCTTTAATTTTGTATTCAAACAGAAGGATGGTAAACGTTTTCAGGTAGAAACTTTTACAACTTTGAAGACTGAGTTAGATTTGACAGTTCTTCCTGATTCTACTTTTCAAATAAAAAAGAGTGAAATAAGGGAGAAAAAATAAATTGTAAGGGAGTTCTGGTGAGTGAACGTTGTAAAACCTAAGAAGGCACGACTAGCGTGTTGGAGGTCTGTACAATGCAACGGGGTAGGTACAGCTACCTAACGAAGGGTTCAATTCCCTTCACTCCCACCACCACCCACTAACGGTAACAAAGGAGAAAATACCGTGCTAAAACTTATCAACACCTCACGTCAGAAGAAGACCGGCGACATTCCCCAGACATATCGTTCTGGGGGAGAGACTAATCAGTTTGGAACGTGTCCCAGTAGTTGCCCACTCAAATGCAAGTCTGCTACTGGTGCTAATACAGTCGATGAAGACTACGCCAGAGCACTAGCAAATGCTGTTCCCAGACAGGGTAAAGCATATTCCTATTCACATTTTCATTGGCTCACATGGAAGTATCTGGGTTTCAATTTACCCGGAAAGACAGTCATGAATTACTCAGCTAATACACCCAAGAGTGCTGCATTGGCTGTACGTCATGGTGTTCCCGCTGTATGGGCAGAAGAGAAACCACAGGCCAGAATCGTTGATGGTATCAAGTTTGCACCATGCCCCGCTGATGTTAATTCAGACATATCCTGTGTCACCTGTGGCAATGGTGATCCCTTGTGTGCTCGTCCTGATCGCAAGTTTGTTGTCG